CCACGTGGGGGAGAACGCTCCGGAGAATCCGCCGCTCGGAATGTTGTGGTATGTCACCGATGTTAACGGTAACATCACGGCGGTCCGGCTCTGGGACGGCAACCAGTGGCTGCCCCGCCCCCTCGTGGCAGACAGCGTTCTCGTCCCCGGCTCCGTGGGGGACGCCTCGATCAAGGATGGGGCGATTACGGCGCCCAAGATCTATGCCTCCAAGGAGTTGTCCGCCAAGATCGGCGCGTTCCTCGAGGTCACCACCGACATGCTCACCGCCGGGAACGCGACGATTCCTGGCACCGCCGTCGTTGGCGACCTGATCGGTAACCGGCTCATGGGTGGTGAGCTCGCTCTAATCGACACCGATGACTCGACGAAGACGATGTCGCAGGACTTCCTCAAGGGCTTTGAGGGCTGGTCCCCGCGCACCGCGATCGTCAAGTCTATGACCATGCGGCAGGAAAACGGGGCGCTGGTTTTCGAGCCGTCTCAGACTGAAGCGCCCCTCGCCGACAACGTGACAGGCCCAGTCGTACCGGTCGCCGAGCACATCGGATCGATAACAGGCCTCACGGAGTCCTCCGGCGATATCAAGCTCACCATGGATTTTACAGTCCAAGGTGAGCAAGACGGCGCTCTCTCGATCGTCACAGCGAGCGGCAAGAACATCAAGCGCCGTTTCACCGGCGACAAGCTCGGTAACGTTCACATTGAGGAGCAGCTCCCCGATGGGGATCCTCTCGGGGCAGGTTCGAACCTGGCCGTCTACGTTGAGCCGCGGCCGTGGCCACCCCGGGTAATTATTCGGAAGGTCTCGCTCTCGTGGCGTCGAACGCGCAAGTCGGGCATGCGGATTTTCCGGGACCAGAAGGGTACCGCGAAGATCGAGATCACTGACAGCGTCGGAGGCGTATCGACGCTGGACAGCTCTGGTGTCTCCTACCGCCCCGTCGGGGGTGTCGATAGCACGCGCCGGTGGAAGACTTTCACTACGCCGCCGCTACTTAGCGTCGTTTTGAAAAATGGCACTGGCGGCGGCAAGGGCGACACGTGGATCTATTTCACGCCTAAACAGCTGGGCGATTGGGAAATACTCAACCGGGGTGGTTTCACCGTCACAGACATAGGGTACAACGTCCCCGCAGACGGATTCTACCGCCTATCTGTCAATGTATGGTTTCGTGCCATTGAGCGCTACACCGTCGGGGCGGGGGTAATGACCAACGGAGGGATAGACAAGTTGGGCATCTACACCTACGGCGAAACAGGTCGGAATACCTGGCGTAACATCTATTCCACGGGGATCAGAAGACTAGTTGCAGGCACCCGCGTGGTACCTGCTTTCTACCACGACTACAACGGGTTCTGGCCCATAACCGACATATCTTTCAGCGCTGAATTCCTCCACGACGCAGACTGACGAAGGAGCCGAAACATGCCAGTAACACGATGGACTGGAAGCGCGGTCCCCGACGCGGGGGACGACCTGCTGGGGGCCTGGGACGCCTACGACGACTCCCTCGGCCGGGTCCTGCATGCCTCGTCGATATCGGCCGCCAAGGTGATGCTGGCCTCCGCCCCTCCCGGCGCGGTCACCCCGGCCAAACCCGCCGTCTTCGTGATCAACCGGCTGCTGTACATTGCCGACGGGAACAAGAACGCCTCCGGCGAGTACACGGTCCTGCCCGCCAACAGCTTCAGCGGCGTCCTATGGCGCCACTGGGACAAGACCGACGGGCGCGGCCGCCCCACGTCGGATCACAAGACCTACACGTGGGGTACGGGGACGATCTACCTGCCGGTGAAGTCACTGGTCGAGTTCACCCTGGATGTGTGCGTGTCGATCGTGCACTCGGACTTCCAGACGGATGCGCAGAAGGACGTCGCCGTAGGCTCGTATTATTTCGGCTTCAAGCTGGATGATGCCGGGATCTGGCAGACAGAACGGCAGTACAACCGCACCTTCGCCACCCACCAGCTGCGTTGGGTGCAGGAGGTCGAGAAAGGCACCCACAAGGTCGCCTACTCAACCTCTGGTTCCTACGGTGTTGATCCCTACTGGCACTTCGACGGCGGCGTCTACCCCGGCACCCGGTTCACGGTCGCCTCGCTGGGGGCGACTGACTGATGGCCGCACCCACACAGAAGGACGTCGAGGCACTCAGCTACGAGGACCTGTTCAATCTGTACCACCTGGTGAAGGCCGAGCTCGAAAAGAAGCGTCTCGTCCGCGAGGCGGAGATGCAGCTCAAGGATCTCACCGAACGTTACAAGGCCGCGGTTTCAGACGATCCAGCCAAGAAGCTAGACAGCATGGCAAAGGGCGAAACGGTCGGCCCCGGCCAGAAGCTCATCATCGACGGCGTCGAATGGACGAACTCGAGCGGCGCCTTCCTGTCGCCGCATACAGCTGGCCCCTCCCAGTATCCGCAGGGGTGGCAGCGCACCGGCGCTTCGACTCCGAACCCCGCCGCGGCCCCGTTGTGGAAGATCGACACCCAGTACAAGGTGGGGGACGAAGTCAACTACGCCGGGAAGGTCTTCAAGTGCTTGCAGGCGCACAAGTCGCAATCCGACTGGACGCCGCCCGTCGTGCCTGCCTTATGGTCCCCAGCCTGAGACCGCTATTAGAAGGGAGTACCTATGAATGGTATCGAACTGGTAGACTCCTCCCTGTCGGGAGGTGAACGACATTGAGCGCATCTGAGTACGCGGCCTCACAGATGAGGTACTGGTGTGACACTGACGCCTTCGGAGGCATCGGCTACTCACAGGCCAACCGCTGGTCCGCATACGACAACTCGGACTGGGACGGCTGGCTGCACGGTCCCGGAGAGTCGGACTGCTCCGCCGGAGTGGCCGGGGCGTGGAACATCGCCTTCCACCACGAAGGCATTGACGTACCGCTTTTCCCCCGTGATTCCAACACCGGCAACCTGATTGACTACGCCCTGGAGCGGGGCTTCATCGATGTCAGCGACTCGTGGACCGGGAACATCCCTGACGGAGGCTTCCGTTACGGTGATCTCTTATTCGCCCCGGGCCACGTCATCATGATCACCGACCCGAATTCTAGTTGGCCTCTCGTATCGGAGTTCTGGATTGATTCGGCGGGTGACATTCTGGGTAGTGATGGTGCTGATGGCTCTAGCGCTGATAATACTGGTGGCGAGTCCCGCACAATAGGCTACTTCGATCATCCGTTCACTCAGAATGCGGCTTGGACTCACTGCATCTCGTACCGTGGGCCGGAGTCTAGGACCGAGGACCTGTCGTCTGGGGCGGAGATCGCGCTCCTGTCCGAGATCGCCAGCAACTCGGGCTCGCTGCGCTACGGCAAGGAGAACGTCCGCCCCGCGGGTGATGTCATTTGGGCGCTCGACGAGATTCGAAAGGCGGCAGATCGTGGCTGAAAACGACCACCGTATGGCGGGTATCGACGTCAGTATGCACCAGTCGGGGATTCGGATCTCCGACACGTACGCCGAATTCGTGTTCGTCAAGGCGACTGAGGGCAGCGGCTACGTTGATCCTAGCTTCCACGACCTGGCCAACCAGACCCTCGACGCCGGGCGCTTACTGGGCCTCTACCATTTCGCCTGGAACTCAGCGAACTCGGTGGAGGAGGAGGTCAACACCTTCGTCGAGGCGGTACAGCCCTACCTCGGTCAGGCGGTTCTCGTCCTCGACTGGGAGGACCAGGACGGAACATGGGATGTGGGCTGGGCTCAGGCCTGGCTCGAGCAAGTCACCGCCAGGACCGGTATCACCCCGATCATCTACATGTCCGCCTCGGTGGCGCGGGCCTACAGCTGGGAGCGTGTCGCGGAGGGCTATTGGCTGTGGGTCGCCGGATACCCGGGCTGGGCGCCGACCTACCTGACGACGCCGGACTGCCCCTACGCCCCGCTGCCCCATGGTTGGTGGGTCCTGGCCTGGCAGTACACCGACGCAGGAGATATCGAGGGCTACAGCGGAGGCCTCGACCTGAATGTCTTCTATCGCGACCGGACCAAGTGGAAGCAGCTCGCCAACCCGTCAGGAGGCTCCGATGACGAGCTAGACACTGCGCTCCTGTCCGAGATCGCCGGGAACCTCGGCTCTCTCCGGTACGGCAAGGAAGGCGTCCGCCCCGCGGGCGATGTCATCTGGGCCCTCGACGATATCCGCACCGCTCTCTAACTCATCCGACACAACTACAGAAAGGGACTCACATGTCTCAGACCACCGATCTCCTCACCGAGATTCGCGACAACACCGAGGCGCTCCGCTACGGAAAGGCTGGTGTTCGCCCCGCGGGCGATGTCATCTGGGCGCTCGACGACATTCGCCTGAAGGTTCGCGACAAGGTCGTACTGCTCGAGGCTCTCAAGGCTCAGAACGAGGAGCTGAAGACCGAGCTCGCCACTCTCAAGGCCGACGTCGCCGCCATCAAGGCCGCCGTCGTCAAGGCCTGACCCTATCCCTATACCCCAATCTCTTAAGGAGAACTTATGGATGCCGTGACTGCTCTTGCCACCGCCCCGGCGGTGCTGGCCCTCGTCACCCTCGCCAAGGACCTCGGAGTCCCCTCCAAGGTCGCCCCTGCGCTCGCCGTCGTGCTGGGCATCGGCTTGTCGGTCGCCGACTACTCCTTCGGCGGCACCGGAGTCTATGCTGCCGTTACCTCCGGTCTCACCCTGGGTCTCGGCGCGGCGGG